CCGCTTGGCACTATTCCTGTTGTACATATTCCGAACGTTCGCATCAGTGGCTCTCCTTGGGGTCTATCTGATTGCAACGACATTATTAGCATTAACAGGACTTATAACGAAACTGCTACTGATGTGGCTGACATTATCAATTATCACGCTGCGCCGGTTACAGTTATCATTGGAGCAAAAGCTTCGCAGCTCGAAAAAGGTGCAAATAAAGTCTGGGGCGGACTACCTAAAGATGCCCGTGTTGAAAATTTGGAAGGTGGGGCGCAAGGACTAAAGGGTGCCATGGAATACATGGCAATGCTCAAGAAGTCAATGCACGAAATGATTGGTGTGCCAGAAACGGCACTTGGTCAAGCTCAACCTATTTCAAACACCTCTGGTGTTGCTCTTTCTATTCAATTCCAGCCTTTGATGAACCGCTATCATCAAAAGATTATTCAATACGCAAATGGTCTTGAGCGAGTAAATGAACTTATTCTTCTAAACCTAGCAATTAAAGAGCCTGAAACCTTTACCTGGAACCCTACAACTAGCACCCCACTAAAGCCGGGTCAGTTGCCTCAATTAGATCCAAATGACGATATTACCTACAGATCTATTGTTCATTTCCCTCAGCCTTTGCCACTAGATAAGTTGATTGCTCTTAACGAAATTCAAACCAAGATGTCATTAGGACTTGAGTCTAAAGAAGGCGCTTTACGTGCTCTTGGAGAAGAGTTCCCAGCAGAGAAGATTCAAGAAATCAGACAAGAACTTATTGATGATGCTAAGGCAGATGGCGCCCTACAGATGGTTAAGAACTCCATCGCACAAGAAATTATGAGTCTTACAGGAATGATGCCAGGTCCAGACGGCCAGGCAGGTCAACCAATCATGAGTCCAGAGAATGGCGTCCCAATGGGAGGTCAGCCAAATACGGCTACCCCTTACTTAGATGAAGCCTCTCAGATGACCATGAACGCAGAGGCGAACCTAAGAAACCGCCTAGTAACCGAAGCTTATGGCACACAACTCCCACAGAGGCGTGTACCAGAAGAGTACGAAAAATAACCAGTTTAGGCTGATTATTTTCGCACTTAATAGAAAAATTAATACTGCAAAACGTTAGGTCATACGTGCTCTCATATCGGATAACGACCCCTAGGATGTAAAGGAATCAAGCATGTCAGAAGTCGCAGAAAATGCTGCAGAGGCTTTCGCAGCCGAAGCAGGAACTGTTCCAGTTGTAAATGTGTCGGGCGTTGACGCGCCTACTGTTACAACATCTTCAGTTAACTCAAAGTTTTATACTGAAGAAGATCTAGCAAAAGTTCGTTCACAGGAAAAAGATAAACTTTATCCACAGATCGAACAATTAAAAGATGAAGTTGCTTCTCTTCGTCGTGAAAAAGAAGAGCAGGCTACTCGTTTAGCACAAGAGCAGGCGGAACTACAAGCCGCTGCTGAAGCTAAGGCTAAAGAAGAACGTGAGTCAGAACTTGAGGTTCGTGAACTTCTTAAAGTTAAAGAAAACGAGTGGCAAGAGCAGTTGGAGCGTGAGCGTCAGGAACGCGAACGAGCCTTCGCTCTACTGGAGCAGGAGAGGTTATTTACTGACCTCCAGAACTACCGTGCACAACGTGTAGATCAAGAGCGTGAAAATATCATGCCAGAACTTATGGATCTAATCGCAGGTAATACCCGCGAAGAGATTGATGCAAGTATCGAAGGCTTGAAAGAACGCTCATCAAGAATTCTCGAATCAGCGCAGGCAGCAATGCAGGCCACACGTCGAGATATGACGGGGACAAGGGCAACCTTGCCTCCAGCCGGACCATTGGAAAACAATACGTCGCAACGTAACTTTACGGCTCAAGAAATTGCAGCCATGTCAGTTCAAGAATACGCACAGTACAGAGACAAACTCATGAGTCCTCAAGCTCGTGGGGTACAAACGGGTCTGTTCGGATAAAGAACCCAATCCCAAATCCAAACTAAGGAGCTATAGCTAAATGGCATCTGGAATCACGGGTACCGGCAATCTCGCTGCGGCACCCACAGCTTACTCAGGTACCAACACCCAGCTAACTCAGGCGATTCAACAGATCTGGTCAAAGGAAATCCTTTTCCAGGCTCTGCCAATCCTTCGCTTCGAGCAATTTGCAGTCAAGAAGACTGAACTTGGTGTTGCACCTGGTCTACAAATTAACTTCATGCGTTACAACAACCTCGGCTTTGCATCAGCACTTGTCGAAGGTGTGCGTATGCAAACCAACGCGTTGACCGCACAGCAATTCTCAATCACAGTAACTGAGCATGGTTATGCTCTTGCTGTTTCTGAGTTGCTACTCAACGCTTCATTTGATGACGTAATGGCATCTGCCTCACGTCTGCTTGGTCGTAACATGGCGATCTATCTAGATCAACTATCACGCGACACACTCTACGCTGCAACCTCAACCATCTATGGTGAAGACCGCAGCGCTCTAACAGCTGTTAACAACTGGTATGCAGACGGTACAACCGCTGCTAACCGTGCAGCTATGACAGGTACCTACTACTTCACTCCACGTACCGTGAAGGATGCAGTAGAGACCCTTGCAACCAAGAACATTCCACGGTTGGGTGAAACCTACGTGGCATTCGTTCACCCACACCAGAGCCGTAAGCTCCGTGACATGCCAGAATTTATTGAAGTCACGAAGTACGCAGCTCCAGGAAACTTCATGCTCGGCGAAATCGGCCGTTTGTATGACACAGTTTTCATTGAGACCACTCAGGTTCTCAAGGTGCCAAACGGTGCAGGTTCAGGTTACTCAGCTGATTCAGCAGTAACTCCAACCATCACACCTGGTGGCGGATACGTAACCCCAACTACAAAGCAGGGTAACGGTAACAAGGATCGTTATGCAGCTATCTTCATTGGAGATAACGCATTCGGTCACGCAATCTCTCTTCCAGTCGAACTCCGCGATGGCGGTATTCTAGACTTCGGTCGTGAGCATGCACTTGCTTGGTACTCAATCTTCGGTCTAGGTCTAATCACTGACCAGGCTGTTGTGATTGCAGAAACCAACTAATTAAGCAGTAAAGTTGGGGGCGGGTCCGCTCGCCCCCAACACAAACTTTCACAGTCAATATATCGGAGGATACAAAGTGGCCAGAAACCCTAACGACGTAACAGGTCGTAAGCGTGATGCTCTCGTTGCAGAGCACATTGATGAGATTCAAAAGCGTTCAGAAGAAATGTCCCTTGCTACGGCTGAGGCTCAGATTAAACTAGAGACCGAAGTCCTTGATGCTACAAAGCCTAACCAACCAGCAATTGTTGTTGATGAGGTTAAGATTGTTGGCAATCAAGAAGGAGAGACCGTAGAGATTCGCGTTATTACAGACATCGAATCTATGACACTTGGTGCAGGAAACTACTACTCGTTTAAGGCGGGTCAGAAGTACAAAGTAACCAAAGCTGTTGCGGAACACCTACATGAAAAAGGTTATCTAGCAGGAGTCATCTGAGATTAGTCTCTACGTAGCGACGGGTCTTCGGGCCCGTCGTTTCGTTTATAAGGACTGAAATAACAAGCGCATGGGATTATATGTTTAACGTGCGTCTAGGTATAAGGAGCAGGTGTGGCGTCTATTTCTGACCTTGTTTCTAGGGTTCGTACAGAACTCGGAGATCTACCCAAGCAGTTTACTTGGGAGGACCGCGGAGACGGGTCTAACAAGATTTTCTACGTGGATGTAAAGCCCGTAGACCCTAACACCCTTTTAGTAAAGGTTAACGGGGCAACAATCCCCACCCCTTCTGGCTATCGTCTTGAAAAAGACCATGGGCGTGTCATATTCACTACCGCCCCAGCCAACAACGCTTTAATCACTGTAGAGGGAACTCACTACAGATATTTCACAGATTCTGACTTAGAGAACTTTGTAAATATAGCTGTTACTCAACACATTCATAACAGAAGCGATGCATATGGAAGTTCTATTAGCGTTTCTAAAATACCTGCGGTTGAGGAATACCCACTAGTCATTCTTTCAGCAGTAGAGGCACTTTGGGTACTTGCTACTGACGCATCATTTGATATTAATATCTTTGCCCCAGATGGCGTAACCATTCCGCGTTCTGAACGTTTCCATCAGCTATCAAATATTATTCAACAGCGCTTAGATCAATACAAGCAACTTTGCGCCGCTCTTAATATTGGTCTATGGCGTATTGAAGTTGGAACTCTACGTCGTACCAGCAGAATCACTAACAAGCTTGTTCCTGTATATGTTCCACAAGAAGTGGATGATGCTCGTAGACCGGACCGCGTATACCTACCTGTAGATGTTATGGGCAAGAACCCTCTCCCATCAAACGTAGGAACCTACGATATGGTTCTATACCAAGGCGACTCTTGGTACGGAATCTTTGACTTTCCTAATGATGTTAATTTTAACGACCTTACATTTAAAGCACAGATTCGTACGTATCCAAACTCACCTTCGTTGTGGGCAACCTTTACTGTTACCGTAGAAGATATGTCTTCAAAGAAATTACGTTTATCTTTAACAAAAGACCAAACACAACGCTTACCGGTAAGAGCGTTTTGGGACCTTCAAGCTACATCTATTAGCGATCCAGATTTTGAGCAAACATACATTCGCGGCCAAGTATTCACTGAGCGTGAGGTTACGGATTAATGGCTGATGAAATTATTATCACGCCACGGACACCTGTTGAAGTAGTTGTATCAACTGGTGGAGTAGGTCCTGCTGGTTCTCAAGGTCCCGCTGGTCCACAAGGACCTACTGGTCCTACAGGCGCAGTAGGAGCAACAGGTGCAACAGGTGCGTTAGGACCAACAGGCGCAACAGGACCAACTGGAGCAACAGGATCAACTGGTCCTAGAGGTTTTGTTGGGCAAACGGGACCAACAGGTCCTCAGGGTCCTGCATCTAATGTAACTGGACCAACAGGTTCGACAGGTCCTACAGGTCCTATGGGAATCACCGGTCCTACTGGTGCGACTGGTCCTATTGGAGCAACAGGACCTATGGGATCAACGGGTCCTACTGGCGCAACTGGTCCGCAAGGTGTTGTTGGTCCGCAAGGTGTTGTTGGTCCTACTGGACCTACAGGTGCAACTGGACCTACTGGCGCACCAAGTTTTGTTACAGGACCAACTGGTCCCACAGGAGCTATGGGTGCAACTGGAGCAACAGGTGCAACTGGTCCTCAAGGAGAACCTGGATTAAATGGTTTATCGGGTATTGATGGCGCAACTGGTCCTACAGGACCAACTGGACCACAAGGTTTAACTGGAGATACCGGTCCTACTGGTCCACAAGGTGACGTTGGTCCTACAGGTCCACAAGGAACTGGCGTAACAATACTTGGTTCTTATT